GCCGGAGTTTTAGAACTTGAAGGTGATGAAAAATCTGCTTTTTATTTCGAACAAATCGCAGAGTTTTTGACTGAGAATCCCTATAAGGGTTTAAAAGAACATGCAGGACGAGTTTTAGGTTTATAAATATCCAATGTCAAGAACAATTAACATAGCAAGTGGATTATTAACCATGTCAGGACTAGCAGCAGTAGCAGTAACTCTGACTATGATGAATCCCGAGGTAGATCCTAAAAGCCATAATTGTTTGGCAATGAATATTTACCATGAGGCGCGGGGCGAAGTTATAGAAGGCCAAATCGGAGTTGCGCACGTAACAATGAATCGCGTAAAGCATACAGAATGGCCTAATAATATTTGTGATGTAGTGTACCAACCAAAACAATTTAGTTGGACGTTTTTAATTGAAGATCAGACGCCGAAAGAAGGTAAGTCGTGGGCTCAAGCTAAAGTTATTGCCAGAGATGTAATGATAGGAAATGTAAATGATCCTACACAAGGAGCTACATTTTATCATGCTACGTATGTAAATCCGTCATGGGCAGATCAAATGGAAGTAAGTAAAATAATTGATAAACACGTATTTTATACTTGGGATGGAGTTTGGGACGAATAGATGATTAATTATAAATTTAATGAAGGTGAATTGATAGCAGAATTTAAAGATTATATCGATGCTACATATGATGGGCATTATGCAACTAATAAGTTCCAATCAACAGAAGTAATTATTGCAAGAGGCCATGGTACAGGCTTTTGTATGGGAAATGTTGATAAGTATTCAAATCGTTATGGTAAAAAAGGCACTCGGGCTGATGCTCGAAAGGATTTAATGAAAGTTCTCCACTATGCCCTTATTCAACTCTACATTCACGATAGCGAAGAAGAAATATAAGTGGATTGCATATGATGAAAACGGCGGTGTGTTAATTATAGCACACTCAAAAAAGATTGTGCTACGGCATTTACAAGATTTAGGATATGCTGTAATATATAATCTGTAAGCGTTAATAACGAATGTATGGACCGCGGGGCAGTACCGCGCTGCTCCACCATAAACACATTGAGTACGTGCAAGCGTCAGTAAGTCTAAGTAGGATCGCAATCTTGAGCAACAGTGTGTTTTTTATGGGGCAGAAATAGGATCGACATGTATTCTAGTTTACAAAACATAAATGCAAACGATAATTTTGCACCATCTGGTTACGCGCTAGCCGCATAATACAGGGGGTTGGCCACTTACCTAGCAACAGAAAAGTGGCATCTTATTATGATAATTTTAAAAGGGAACTAAAGAAATGAAATTCGCAGCAATCGCAGCAGCCGCTCTTGTAACGGCGACATCAGTCTCAGCAAATGAAATCGGGGCAACCGGTATTACTTGGGGCGTAGAAACAGAAGCAGCATATACAATCAATGACGCAGCAGGTGCTGACGTAGAAGATTTTGGTGTAAAAGTTACTCCTGAAATTGGATACTCAATGTTCGGTATCGGATTGACAGCTGATATGGATTTGCCAGTATATAATAACGAAGAGTTTAAATTGGACCAAGCATTTGATAATCCAAAAATCAATTTTGGCGCATCATATGAAATGTTTGGTGGACTTGAGTTATTCGGTGAAACAACTTGGGACGTAGACGGCGAGCAAGCTGTAAGTTCAAAGGTTGGAGCTACTTTTAACTTCTAATATATACTATTAAGGGTCACTACTTAATAAGTGCGCGGGGGGCCATGGTGAGCCCCCCTTTTTTATGAGAAAGGACTATACTATGAAAAAAATATTATTAGCCTTAGGACTTACCGCATGCGCGCCAGCGCACGCAGACATGATTCAGATAAATGTACCATGTGACCCTGCTCCTGAAGTTATGAGAATAATGCTACAATATAAGAATGCATTATTGCTTCAAGGTAATGGAACAATTGCTTCTAAAGATGGAAAAACTTTTACATCAGCAGGTCAGATATTTTTAAATCAAGATACTGGAACACTTGCATTCGTATTATCTTTTCCAAACGATGATGGCCCTATGATGTCATGTTTAATTATAGCAGGCGCCGAGTGGGAACCATATGGAGGTCCACAACCTTGGGATAAAAAGAAAGAAGATCTATAATGTGGGTTTTAATATTTGTTTATTTGTATGATGAAATTCCTTATGTTGAAAAGTACGGTCAATATAGATTTATGAATGAATGTTTTCAAGCCAGAGAAAAACTTGGGCTTGAGCTATCAGGAAAAAGTGGTTACTTTCCCTTAGGGCAACAAGCAATTTGTATCAAGAAATAAGTTTGTATAAATAGATACGCTGACAATGAAACGGTGTGGTGTATAAGATGTATAAGAATATTTCTGGATTTTTTTGGTTATTACTATTACTTTTTATTATGTTTAGTAGTATAGCGGTCTTTGCGCAAGATGCTTCAGATCCTATAGTTACAGAAAATTATAATGAGAGCGTAGTTGATTCTAATTCTAAAACGAAGGTAGAATCTCCTCCTCCTTCTGCAATCTCTCCGTCAATTAACTCGTCTAATTCTGATTTATGTACAGTTGGTATTTCAGGCGCTGTGCAAACACAGATACTTGGCATTTCGACAGGAAGTACAGTAAGAGATATGAATTGCGAAAAATTAAAGAATGCTAAGGTACTATACGATATGGGCATGAAAGTCGCGGCCGTATCTGTTATGTGTCAAGATGAAAGAGTATTTAATGCAATGATGAATGCAGGCACGCCTTGTCCATATGATGGATTAATCGGCGCTGAAGCAAAAGTAGCATGGGAGGCTAATAAAGAAGAAATACCAGATGAAGATAGTGCTTCATTTAATCCATTAAAGGATATGGACGATGATCAGAAATCTACTTTCTACGGCAGCGGTATCGTTGCTGGTCTTCTCTTCTTGCTGTTACTCTGACACAACATACGGAGTGACACAGAACGCAGCGACAATGGGATTGTCGTGGAATATGACTGGTCTACTACCTAATGGAGCTGATGGTAGTTTACCTTATGTAAAAGTCGATATACACGGTTTAACATATAGATATACAATGGTGAAGGACCCTAATACTGGATCTACAGTTTATATAAGAAATCAAGATCTAGAAGGAAATGGCTACATATTAGAAGAACAGGATAATTGGGCAGTAGGAAATCCAGGAGGAACACTACAAAAATATATTAGATTTCCATATACGCCGGCTTCTAGATTTGGTAGTGGTTCTATAGATGTAGAAGGCGGTGGAGAGATTACTGATCCCAGCGTAACATATAATTATAGACTTGAAGTTGATGATCGGCTTATGTTATGTACGGCAACTCCATTAGCAGATCCTGCTTGCCCTGGTTTTGATCAGGCTTTATTAGATTATTTAAATAAACTTGAAGTAAATCCGGACGATCCTTTTTACGATGAATGGGTACAGGCCAATTTGTCATTAAACGATGAAGAAGGTGAACAAGAAGTTGAAGAAACAAAAATGCCAGAAGAAAAGTTATCTAACTTTGAAAAAGAATTAGGTGGTGAAAATACAATAGAAGATTTGGTTAATAAAAACCAACAAAGAATTTTTGCAGCATTAGCTGCAATACCGAAAATAGAACCATACTATATGATAGATATACCGGGCGGTGAATACGAAGAGACTCTTACATTAGAGGATACGAGTTTGCCTGACAATCCAAGAGCGATGAGAAATTTAGCATCTGATGCTAATCATAAGAAGATGGTACGCTCACAATATGATAGAGAACAATAAAGGAATAAAATAAATGTTCAAATCTATTACGTTTATGAGTGCATTTTTAATGGCAACTTCTGCGTTTGCAGTTGATTCGCCTATTACTGGCAATGTGTCTTCTAAGTGCTCTATTCACACCGATGTAGCAGGAGTTTATGGTAACCCAACGCCTGACGAATTAAGTAATCTAGCGGCTGACGGCGGTGTATTACCAATAATCCGGTATGATGTAACTATTGCAGATTACTATATTGCGAAGATCTCATGGCCAACTTCATTTACCTCATCCCCATCACTTACAGACTCTGTAACCTGGGACGGCGAAGTTACAGTATCATCAACATCAGATGCTAATATGTCAGGCTACGAAGCCGCTAAAGTCGAATATGATAATCATACTGAATACGATCTTACTATAGCAGGTTCTACTTGGTTTACAGTTGAGTCAGAAGCAAAATATGGTGTAGGTAAGTCTCTGCCAGGTGGTGAATATAAGGCCAATGTTGTTGCGGAGTGTATCGCGGACTAATGAATAAATTTTATTATGGGTTAGCGATATGCCTAGTTACTTCTAGTGCTATCGCGCATGAACTGACTCCTACATATCCAGAGTTAAAGCCATCGTATATTGATGAAGTATCAGTGATGAATATGAAGATGTGGAACAGGAGAAATGACGTACAATATTATGAGATAAGTGTTTTTGATAAAGAATGGAATCCTATTCCATTTGCAACCCCGGCTCGGTTATTAAAGTTGGAGTACCTTGAACACAAATCATTTGAAATCTATATAAGAGATAAAGACGTAACTCGTGTTGAGTATATTTGCACCACATCTAAACAATTAAAATCTGACGTGCAATCAACCGGAGTAAAATCTAAGATATGCTCAAGAATGAAATGAGATGATTTATGAAACGCTTAGTATTATTGTTTATCATATTTGGATCTGCTGTTAATGCAGAATCAAGTTCGTTAAACTTACAGTTACCAAGTGCTCCTGGTAATTATCAGTCTGACAAGTTTAGGGCTGGTGACCTTGATTGTTCCAATGCTATTGGTTCTGCTACTAACTTGGAATTTGGAGTTACAGGATTGATAGATAAAGGCGATTATGACCAAATGAATAATTATATTAATGGCGGAACTGATGTTGGTGTATATGCTAGAATAACGGTGCCTCTTGGCAAAAGAGTAAAATCTCGAGTTGATTGTAATAGGCTTTATGATCTTGAGTTAAGAAAAAAGCAACTAGAAGTTATGAAACTTGAGAGAGAATTACAACAACTAAGACAGCTACAGTTTGAGGATTAGAAATGGCTGAAGTAGAGTTTGGTGGATTAAAGTTTTCTGGTGGTAAGATGGTTGCACTTCTTACTGCTTTATCGACTTTAGGTGGTGCTGCTTGGGGTGGATTCGAAATCTATAAAGATTATATGGATATGAAAGAGATTATCCAAAACATCGACACAGATGCTATAGCTGCTCGTAATGATGTAATCGAAACTAAACTAGATGAAGCTATAGATTATACAAGAGATATTAAGTCTGGCTTAAAAGACGATATTCTTAAACTAGAAGCTAATATTGATCGTATGGAAGATAAAGTTGATGACTCAGAACGTAGAGTCAAAGATACTCAGGCTTCTATAGAATCGACACTTGCTGGTGTTCGTAATGATCTTAACCAACAAAGTAAAGACGTAACGTCTTCTATTCGAGAGGTAGAAGCTACAGTAAGAGCATCTGAAAAAGATGTACGTAATGTGATGAAAGACACCGTCAAAGATCTTGAATTTAAAATGGACAAACTTGATGACGATCTTAGAGAAACATTACAAGAAGCTCTCGATAATCCACTATCAGATTAAAATATTTTTTTGTTAGCGCAACAGTCAGCGCTATCATTTTATAGATAGCATATCTCAGAAAAAGGAGTTATGCTATGTGTTCACCTTTCGTTCGTAAAGAAGCTAATCGTTTAAATTGGTTAGTAAAAGGTCACCTTATTAATATTAATGAAAGCGATAAGGTGGTAGAAAGGATATACGATAGCTATATGAAAAGATTATGGGGTAACACTGAAAGAAACGAATACGGTTTAGTTGGATTCGAAGCGGCTTATAAGCAACGAGAAGCAGAAGCTTATAATAGAGAAATAACAACTGTAGCCGTATTAGGTGGGCATTACGATTAATTAAAAAAAAAATTCATTTCTTCGGCGCTTTTTTG